TGCCTGCCGACTCTACAGAGTCGGCAGGCATGGCGATATTGCCAACTTTGAAAGGAGAATATTATGTATGAGGGCTATTATTGGATTAGTGCCGAGAAACATTACGGTGATTCTATACCATATTATTACGTTTCCATCGAGGAGATTCATCCGGCGCATTTTAAGACACGTAACGATATTCATCATTTCGATATATTGAAACGGATTTCCGAGTGCCACCGTGATGGTATTTTCACCGATATGGATGGTGTGCGAGGTTTTGCTAAGGAATGTATACCGTTTTCATATGAAAGGGTATTGGAAGACCTTATGCGACACGGCGCATTTAGGTGTAAGGTCGATATCCCGCCTTGTCTGTTAGATGAATAGTATGTGAAGACTTTGTGAAACTTCTTACATTTTTAGATTCACAGTTGTCCAGCCTTACTATTCTGACATAATAAACATGTTCCAATTCTGCCACTTTTAACGAAAGGATTCAAAAAATGGCACGTCAAATCACTTTTTACAAGTATGAGGTCGGCATCCAGTCTCTTGAGAAGGCTGAGGACGGTCGTTACGACCTCGTTCATAATCCCGTGGGCATTATGGAGGATACCTCCCTTACCAAGACCGATATCCGTAAGTTCATCATCGCCAACGGTATTGAGTGCAAGCGCGGCGCGGAGGTCTATTCCAAGAAGGTCGCCAAGGTCGTTTACAAATTCACCACAGAGAAACTTCTTGAGGTTGCCGACTCCCGCGAGGAGCTGCCGCTCGATGAGTAGCGGTAACGTGTCCAATTCTACGGATTGGTCACGTGGGCTATACTGTTCTCTGTATGGCCCACGTGGTCAATCAAGTAACCTAAAACGGGTTCGCCACACGGTCAAGGAGGTAGCAATGGGTTATTTCGACAAGTTCAACAAGGGCATTCCGTTCATGGACGGGCGTATCAAGGTGGACATTCCTGTCGGCAAGGGTCTCCATCTCAAGGACTATGATTTCATCAAGGGCGATGACGCGCCGTTCGCGGTCATGCTGTTCGAGGAGTATCCTGAGAACATCATGTTCGGTAACTCCATCGTCACGGAAGCTATCAAGACAATCGAGAAGGACATGGGGTCCAAGGAGCAGGCCCTCAATCTTCTCGCCGGTGTGTCCATGAAGTTCACCAAGCGCACCTCCAAGCGCGGACGTGACTACATGTCGGTCGAGTTCATCGAGGATAATCCCATCCCGTTCGACTAGTTGCCTATTCCGAGGGGCGCTTTGCGCCCCTCATTTTAGGAGGTCAATGTTGTGAAGAATTTGATTTTTTCAATTGCCCTAGCTGTTATTTGCGTAATACTCTCGTTTGTTTTCGCATACGTCTATTCAATCACAGGTGACCGCTTCTATCTCGCGTTAAGCTTTGGCTATTTCACGATTTTAGGATATGGGCTGTTCACCATAATAAGTATCTGGGGGTGCCGGTAATGCCCGATATCACACGCAATGGCGTCTGCTATGCCATCGAGGACAGCCCGTTCTACGAGGAGGTTGACGGGTACCGCTTCTACTTCTCCTCCGAGACCCATCGCCGTAAGTTCTTCGAGAAGGCGCGTATCCGCCAGAACTGGCTCACTGACTCGTTGTCGCGCCGCTTTCATTTCCACCTCGATGCTTCGCTTGCCGCCATCTTCCAGCTCTACACTCAGGTCGAATCGCGCGGCTTCTATGTGGTATCCGAGCGTGGTGAGGAGTTCCGTTGTCTGGAGCAGTTGAGGCTTCGGGTCGTGATGTGAGATGCCCGGCTTTAACTGGACTGCATCTCGTCTCAACCGTCTGCGCTCTGCCGTACGCGCGTTCAATGCGGCGATAACCCGTAGGGAGCGCGAGCTTGACGATGAGGGCCAATCAATCCTCAAGGGCTATCTGCCCAGCCGTGTAACCGTGGAGGGTATCATGTCGCGCGTGCATTCCGTGAACGACTTCCGCCGTATCGTAGGCTACAAGTCTGATAGGAAGCACGGCAGGTACAGCGAGCTCACGCGCGTCCTCAAGACGGTCAACAGGGATGCCCTCGATATTACGACCGATGAGCTTGGCAGGCTCACTACCAAGTATTCCGAGCGGCAGTATAAGCTGGATATGCGGGCCATACGTAGCCAGCGCAAGAAGACGCTCGAGGCCATTTCGCAGGAGTTCTTCGAGGGCGACGATGCCTATGATTTGGAGTCGCTGTCCCCCGCCAAGTACGGCACGCTTACCACGGATAACGATTTGATGCCCGAGTATGAAGGTGAGTTCGACGATTCCTATACTGACGTAGATTCCGATACGCTCAAGAGGTGGGAGCAGGAGGATGCCTCCCGCAAGCGCGAGCAGGTCGCTGTGGATGCCATGTATGAGGTCTATCGCTACACGTGGACGGCAACCAGCAACAGGCACAGCGATATGGGCGGCTATCAGGAGCTGTTGGACGCGCTCGACTGGATGGCTGAGAATGAGCCAGCCTATCTCAATAAGCTGTTCGCGCTGGGATACGACGAGCTGGACCCGAGTTACATCAGCGAGAGCGGCGGAGAGAACAATCCCTACGTAAACACTCCCTATGAGACACGCCACAACAGGGCCGTGAGGTTCGTCGTGGATAGGGCGAGGAAGGTCGGTTATGAAGGTTAGCGATGCCAAGCAAATCATCCCTGAGCCTATGTGGGTAATTGGCAATCCATATATCCTATCTATTATGGATGGGGAGGATATCGATTCTATCTATAACGCGCTGGCGGACCTTATGGACAGGGAGGAGGTCAGCGTTTTTGGGGACGGCGGCGATGAGTGGTGGGAGGATACGTTGATTCGCAAGAGCTATACGGCGGACTTCGAGACCACTACGGATACGGATGATTGTCGTGTGTGGGCTGCTGCAACCTGCGAGATTGGCAATATCAAGAATATCGAGCATGGAATCACGGTTGAGTGGTTTATCGAGTGGTGCCATGCCAACGGCTCCTCTAATGTCTACTTTCATAATCTTGCGTTCGATGGGGCATTCATCATGGACTGGCTTGAGCGTAACGGGTGGGAGTGGGTTGATGATAGGTCTAAGGCTGGAACGCATACCTATACCACAGTTATCAGCGATGCCAATCAGGTGTATTGTATAGACCTCTATTTCACCAAGTCTCTGAGCGTGCGCATCATGGACTCATTAAAGATTATCCCGCTCTCTATCGCCCAGATGGCTAAGGCGTATAATCTTCCCATCCTAAAGGGCAGTATCGACTATTCAGCGCCTCGTCCCGTCGGACACCAACTCACGGAGGAGGAGATTGCATATATCGACAACGATGTGACTATTGCCGCCATGGTCTTGGAGAAGTTCTTGGACGAGGGCCTGAACAAGATGACGGCTGGCAGCAACGCGCTCACGAACTACCGGGACATGAGCGGGGGGCGCAAGGGCTTCCGCAAGTGGTTCTCGTACATCGAACCCGAGGAGGACGAGTTTATCCGCAAGGCCTACCGGGGCGGCTGGACGTACGTCAACCCGAAGTTTCAGGGCCGCAAGCTGGGCGAGGGCATCGTGTTCGACGTCAACAGCCTGTACCCGTCCGTGATGGCGAGCTGTTCCGGAGAGCGCCTGCCCTACGGCAGGCCTGTGAGGTTCGAGGGCAAGCCCAAGCCCAGCGAGGCCTTCGACTTATGGGTGGCTCAGGTGACGTGCTCGTTTCGCATCCGTGAGGACCACCTCCCATGCATCCAGCTCAAGGGAAATTTCCGCTTCAAGCAGACGGAATACCTTGAGCGCAGCGACGGTGATGTCACGTTCACGGTCACCTCGGTGGACTGGAAGCTCATCACGCAGCAGTACCATGTCTACAACCTGCGCTGGCACGGAGGCTACCAGTTCAGGAGCGCGACGTTCCTGTTCAAGTCATATGTGGACAAGTGGATTGGCATCAAGAATCAGGCTACCATAGAGGGCAACTCGGGCATGCGCCAGATTGCCAAGCTGATGCTCAACTCCCTGTACGGCAAGTTCGCCACGCGAACCACGGTGTACTCGCGCAGGCCCATGTTGGTCAACGACGTGCTGCGCTATGTGGACTTGCCGCCCAAGGAGCGCGACCCCGTGTACCTGCCCGCGGGTGTGTTCATCACAGCGTGGGCCAGATACAAGACCATCACTACGGCTCAATCGGTATACGGAAGGTTCATATACGCCGACACCGATTCCGTACACCTCATCGGCACCGACATACCCGGCTGCATCGATGTGGACGCCGTACGTTTGGGTGCATGGAAGCATGAGAGCACGTTCTACCAAGCCAAGTTCCTGCGTGCCAAGTGCTACATGGAGTACGAGGAGGGGAGCGACACGCCCACGGTACACGTGGCGGGCATGCCCAGCCAGTGCCACAGGTACGTGAATATCGACAATTTCGAGTTCGGCAAGGTGTATCCGGGCAAGCTCTACACGAGGCGTGTGCATGGCGGTATCGTCCTGTACGAGGGCGATATGGAGATTAGGAGATAGGTATGGCTAACTACGCAATTGTTATTGTTCCGCAGCGTAGCCCGTTCAGGATTCAGTTTCTCAATAATATAACGCCGCCATTGTTGGAATTGAATGACTCTATTGCGGAGTTTACCTACGATATTTATAGCGCCGTTATCGTTAATAATTACAATGTATCCATGTACCTTAGGGATAATCTCTCCGAGATATATCCAGACCTAGATTTAATGATTGTAGAAGTGCGTGATAATGAAATGTTTAGAGTGGAGCCCTAACATGAAGTTCGATGAATATTACGTCCGCATGTCGGCGACGCCGGATACCTACGAGTACGATATCGTCTACCCGCTGCCGGACGGTTCCTATGCGTTCAAGACGTACACTCTCGCGCAGGTCCATGAGATGTTCCCCGATATCCGCAACAACATAGACGCGCTTATCTCGTTGCAGGAGCACGGTGCCGAGATTCTGGAGAAAACAGTTGACGCCGGTTCCCGGAGCTAATATATTCTAGGTGTAAAGAGAGGAGGTTATTATGCCTTACGTCTTCATGGACGAGTTGCCCGAAGGCATGGAGGAGGCCACCGTGTATTCCGAGGAGGACTACAATGACGTGACAGCCCAGCTGGAGCAGGTGCAGAGCGAGAATACCGAGCTTGCCGCCGAGCGCGACAACTTGGCGAGGGAGCTGGATGCCGCCAAGACCAAGTTCGCAAACGCTTTCCTGTCCTCTCCCCAACATGCCAAGCAGGTGCAGGCACAGGAGGTAAAGGAGGAGGACAGGCCCTCCACGTTTGAAACCCTATTCGAAGGAAGGAACAAGTACAATGCCAACTAAACCAAATCCCGAAGTGATGCAGGCCTACAATAAGTTCAAGGACGACCCCAAGTTCTCGCATGACGTGGTGGAGTCCATCATCAACGACAACCCGACGTTGCGACAGGGCCTCATCGATGCAGGCCTCGTGGAGGAGGTGCGCGCCGATGCCTAGCGTGAACCCCGTCCGCATCCCCGATGACAACCGCTCGCTCCATAACATCGGCGAGTACATCATGAACTACGAGGCGTACCAGAACGCCTACCTCACGGCCCTCGTCAACCGCGTCGCTCGCGTAATCGTCACCTCCCGCGTGTGGAAGGACAAGTGGGCCGTCTTCGATAGGGGCAGGCTGGACTACGGCGAGACCATCGAGGAGATTTTCGTCAACATCGCCAAGCCTCACTCGTATGACCCCGCCAAAGCCGAGACGCAGGTGTTCAAGCGCGAGATTCCCGACGTCCGCGCGGCGTTCCACTCGATGAACTACCAGAAGTTCTACAAGGTCACCATCTCCAACGACCAGCTGCGTCAGGCGTTCCTGTCCTACTACGACATGAACGAGCTTATCGCGCGTATCGTGGACTCCCTGTATACGGGCATGAATCTGGACACGTTCCTCACCAAGAAGTACATGCTCGCGCGGGAGGCAATCAACGGCGGTATCTACACGGTCGTCACCAAGCCCATCTCCGGTGACGGCGCTGAACCCGATGACGCTATTTCCAAGTACCGCCAGTACACCAACAACCTCGAGTTCCTCAAGACGACGTATAACCGCGCGGGAGTGCGCAACGCCACACCCATCGCCGACCAAGTCATCATCGTTCCCAACGAGGCAGAGTCTATCTTGGGAGTTAAGGTCCTCGCGGCGGCGTTCAACCTCTCCGAGGTGGACTACATCTCCAAGCGCATCGCCGTGGACTCGTTCGAGTTCGACGCGGATGACGAGGCCCGCCTTGCCGAGCTGTTCGCCAACGATGCCACGTACAAGCCGTTCACCAGCGAGGAGAAGAAGGCGCTTCAGCTGATTAGCGCCGTCAAGCTCGCCAAGGACTGGTTCATGTGCTTCGATAATTTCGAGCAGTTCACCGAGAACTACAACGGCGAGGGCCTGTACTGGCAATACTTCTTCCACGTGTGGAAGACGTTCTCCGTGTCCCCGTTCGCAAACGCCGTCCTGTTCACCTCGCAGGCATCCAATGTCACGGAGGTCACCGTGTCTCCCTCCACGGCGAACGTGGCGCAGGGCACATCCATCGTCATGTCGGCGAAGGTGGCCGGTATCGGCCTGTTCGAGAAGACTGTCGAATGGTCGGTCAATGGAACTGGGGCATTGGCCTCCGGTACCCGTATCGACGGCACTTCCGGTGTCCTGCGTGTCGCGTCCGACGAGACGGTCGGCAACGTCCTCACCGTCACCGCTACGGCGAAGGACGGTCAGACCGGCACCGCTCAGGTAACCGTCACCGCAGCGCACTAATATACACACTGTGGATAAAGGCCGTTCCTGTATCTTACGGAGCGGCCTGTTTCTATTAGGAGGATAGATGGCACTTCCCAACTACTCGCCCTCTGGAAAGATTCTCTTCGGCTCCGTGCCGTGGGACAGCGGCTATTCCAACGTGCGCCTGTATACATCTCTGGAGGAACAGTACAACGATATCGCCACGCGCATGACGCTATCCAGCGACAACTATACGTACATTGGGCGCAACCGCAGACTTAAGGTTGCAATCGAGGCCGACAGGCTCTACCACTGCAACTACTGCATGTATAGGAATGAATCTCTCACAGATGGGTATATCTACTGTTTCGTGAGCGACGTGAAGTATATCAACGACCACACCTCGGAGATTACGCTCGATACGGACGTGTTCCAGACGTACCTATACGGTGTAGACTGGCAGATTCCCGCCTGCTTCATCGAGCGCGAGACCACGCCCAGCGAGGATTCCAAGTACATGCTCAGCGAGGAACCGTCGTTCCCACTCATCTATGTCGGTGACGGCGTATCGAGGAAGACGTTCGGTGTGGGCGGATTCATCGTGATGACCTCGGCGAGACCGGAGAAGAACAATAATGTGATAGATGATATTCTCAACCCGCAGGGCTATTACGCCAAACCTATCGCCATGACGGTGAACAAGGGTATCGCCTCAGGTTGCGCCATGTACTATTTTCCCATCAATACGAGCGCCGGAGGCTCAGAGGACATGGAGGCATTCCTCCAAGAGCTTACGTTCGCGGGTTCGGTCGAGAGCATTGTGGCCATCTTCACTGTTCCGGCGTTCGCGGCGTCTATGTGCGGGGGCGGAGGCCGTGTCACGGTGCAGGGAGGCACCGATATCGAGTTGGCGTCTCAGCTCGATTTATCGATTCCCGCCAACAAGGGAACGTTGGATGGATATACCCCTAGAAATGCCAAACTCCACTACTATCCCTATTCGTTCGCCGAGCTTGGAGACGGGCAGGGCCAGCGTGTGCAGCTGCGCTATGAGCTTATGAACGAGACCACGAACGTCCGCGTGAAGTACGCCCTCAACCCGCTGTGTCAGGCGTTCGCGTTCCCCTACAACTACAGGGGAATCGCCCTCGATTACGATGACGGTATAGTGGTGAAGGCAGGGGCCTTGGGGTCGTGGACCAATAACGCATTCCAGAATTGGGTGGGCCAGAATGCCGGAACCATCGCGCTCACCGTCGCGGGCGTGGCGCTCGCGGGCCTTGCGGGAGGCACGACTCTGGCGGCTGCATCGTCAGAGCTTGAGGGACTTACCGCGATGGAGGGTTTCGCACACGTGGACGAGGCCGATTTGGCCTCCAAGGTGGCGCAGCAGATGGGTAATGCGGGACAGGGGGCTAAAACGCTCAAGAAGGCCGGGGCCGCAGCAGCAGGCGGCACGGCGGGAATGGTCAACGCATCCAAGCAGCCGACCACGACGAGGGGGCAGGTCAACGGCGAGACCCTGTTCTCCACGGGCGCGCAGGGCGTGTTCATCAACCGTATCTGCGTGAAGGCAGAGGTTGCCCAGCAGATTGACCAGTTCTTCGACCGCTGGGGCTATGCCGTCGAGCGCATCGAGGCCGTCAACATCACCTCGCGCCCCTCGTGGAACTACGTGAAGACGGGTGGCGCTGCACCGCGTTCGCTCAACGTGGGCGCAGGCGCGACCGCACCGTTCACGCGCGGGCGCGGCACACCCGCAGACGCTCTCGATGTTATCCGCAGGGCGTTTGACGGCGGTATCACGTTCTGGCATAATACGGCCACGTTCGGTGACTACTCGCAATCCAACGCATTGGGATAGGAGGATTATGTATACCGGTTTCTTCACACCCTCGGGTATGATTCCCGATATCATGAGGAACGGCTCTAGGGCGCAGGACGCCGAGACGTTCATCAACAATCAGGACACGGCCACCATGTTCATGTGGCGTCTCATGAACCTCGCCATCAGCGTGTTCAAATGGGACAACCTTCCAAAAGGCGTGGATGAGAGGATGCTCGAGTTCTGGTTGCTCCGAGACGGGTTCGTCGGCTTCTTCTACGATGAGGCGCTCAAGTCGGACGAGCGCAGGCGCGCCCCCGAGGGCTACGCCGTGCTCCCCATGATGATTCAGGGCCAGTGGGATATCTACGAGTACCCGCGAGACCGCCGAGCCTACGCCGTCAACGGCTTCAACTACGAATGCACGGAGGACAACTCGGTAATCATCTACCAGAACTACCTGCGCGTGCCGATGTGGCTCACGCTGTGGCAGTACGCATACCGCCTCGCCGAGACCCAGCGCACCATCGATATCAACTCCAAGCAGCAGCGCACCGCTAGAGTTATCCGCTGCACGGATGACCAGCGACTCACCTACCTGAATGCGGCCAAGGAGGTCGATGAGGGGCGCAACTGGGTGCATGGTGACAAGAGCCTCGACTTGGATGCATTTCAGGTGTTCGATATCACCACGCCCTATGTAGGTAACGAGTTGCAGACGTACAAGCACCAGTTATGGAACGAGGCGCTCACGTACCTCGGTATCGAGAACGTCAACACGGACAAGAAGGAACGTCTAATCTCCGATGAGGTTGTGAACAACATGGGTGACGTGGAGGCCGAGCGCTTCACCAGACTCAACGCGCGAAAGCAGGCCTGCGAGGAGATTAACGAGCTGTTCGGCCTTGACGTACAAGTTGACTTCCGCTCGGGTACGTACATCCGCACGGGTGGCACAGGCAACGTCATGGTGGAGACCTCCGGTATGCAGGTCTCCAATGTTCCGGGAGATGACTATGAGTAAGTACACCACCATGCTGCGCTTCCCCATCGAGCAGCGCCTAGACGACCTCAAGCTCTCGCACACGGAGGACAACTGGCCGCACGTGTACGGCATCATAGGCCTCGATGACTACCCCATCTACGATGAGGCCCACCGAGACGTGCTCAACGGTAAAATCATCCGCCGCTACTACATGCGCGAAATCGGCTTCGAGACGCTCGGCCAGTTCGCGTGGAACATGCGCAGGAAGATGCACGAGATTATGCCGTACTACAACGAGCTGTTCGAGAGCGAGACTCTGGTAACCGACCCCATGCTGTCCATGAACCTCGACTATACCGAGAAGTGGACGCGCGACGAGGCCACCTCCCGCAACAAGTCGGACACGCGCTCCACGGACACCACATCCACATCGCAGAGCACCTCGGATGACCGCAACGTGTTTCAGGACACGCCTATGAACGGCCTCGACACGGGCGCGATAGAGGCGATGGACTACGCGACGAACGTCACGCTCGACCACGGCACGACCGAGAACGGCGCATCGACCAAGAACGAGACGAGCGGCTCATCGACCGAAGGCTACACGGGCGATTTCGACGGCACCAAAGCTCACAGCCAGAAGGGCTACGACACAAACCAATCCGAGTTGCTGTTGACATACCGCAAGACTTTGCTTAATATCGACCTTGAGATTGTGGACAGCCTATCCACGCTGTTCATGGGGCTATGGTAAAGGAGGAGGATATGGACGATACCTATGCGGCCACCGTTCACCGATTGCAGTACTGGTGCCAGCTCGTGCTGCCCGCCGTGTTCGATGACTCGCTGTCGTACTACGAGCTTGTCGCCAAGGTGGTCAAGAAGCTCAACGAGATAATCGACTCGAACAACGAGCTTGCGGGATACGTGGGCATGAACAAACAGGATATCGCGCAGCTCAAGGAAGACGTGGAGCTTCTCAATTCCGAGTTCGAGAAAATCAAGAACGGGAAGTACGCGTCGCTGTATATCGAGGCCATGAAGAACTGGATTGCCGATAACCTCATCAACATCGTGGGCCAGATTGTCAAGTTCGTGTGGTTCGGCCTGAGCGATGACGGGCATTTCGTCGCATACATCCCTACCAGCTGGCGTTTCCTAACCTTCGATATGGTGGCCGACCCGGACTCACCGGACTACGGCCGACTTCTACTCTCTTATTAAGGAGCATATATGAGCATTCAGACCAAGACCATGGTAGTCAAGAGCGACACCGCCCTTGCCGAGACCAAGACCATCATCCGCGATACCGTGACGTTCGACACGTCCAAGCTCCCCAACGGCATCACCTACAAGGGACTCAAGGCCGTGCTGTCGTTCGCAGACCCCATCCAGTGGAACAAGGCATCAACGTACGATTCCCTCACCGTGGTGTGGGATGACGCGACTCACGCCTCGTATGCGTCCAAGCGGCCCGTGCCGCAGAACATCGAGCTTACCAACGAGTTCTACTGGGTCCGTACCGCCGACCTCGATGCACAGGTCGAACAGTACCGTCAGGAAGTATCTGCATATGCCGAGCGTGTCGAAACGCTTTCCGTTAATCTGGAAAATGAAATTAAGCGCGCTACCGCATCGGAAGCTGCCATTAAAAGCAAACTTGACACGCTTGTGAGTCTAGGTTTCAAAAGTGTGAAGGACTATGGTGCTGTTGGAGACGGTATAACCGACGATACCTCAGCCATTCAGCAATGCGTTAACGAAAATGAACTGATTGTGATTCCCAGCGGAATATATAAACTGACCGATACAATCAATGTGACTAAGCCTAATTTCCGAATTATTGGAGCAGGTCGTACCAACGCTATTTTGAAACAATATGGAAACGGTAAGGCAGTTTTAGCGATTAGCGGAACCAAGACTAACTATATCCGTAATGTATACGTATCTGATATTGAACTATCAGGTGACTTTGTATATCAAGGTCATGAGCACGGCATTAACGGTGTGAGTGGAAATGGCCTTGAACTGTCTTACATCAATCTTTCAACTTTCGAGCGCATCAATTCCACTGGAAACCCGGGCCATGGTGTTATTCTGAAAACGCACTGCTGGGCGCTATCGTTTAACGATTGCCTATTTAACGTAAACGGAGTAGATGGATTCAACTGTACTTCTAAGGCAATCAATCCCCAAGAATTAAACGGTGGCAATTTGCGATTGCTCAACTGCTATCTTAGCAACAACCTGAAAAACGGATTATCTTTCAATGGCGCAGATTTGTCTCTTGTAAATTCATTGCTAGAAGGTAACGAGCATGCCGTAAATCTAGTGGGAAGTGATTTTGAAACAGCTGGAATCAATTTTACAGACTGTGATATTGAAGGCAACCTCAAAGAGCCATTTCTAGTAAGTGAATATGACAGCGCTTCAAATATGTATTTCAACCATCTGCACTATTCCGGTCAATTGTATTGTGGAAATACAGGCTTATTTAACTTTGATATTTCAAATGCAGTGAAAATAGCAGATATTGTTATCAACTCTTCACTTCCAATTACTAGCATCGGTTCAAGTAAAGTAGATGTTGTCCTATTTACGAACCTGAAAAACATTGGCAACGATAAGATAAAATTATTTGACGTGTCTTGTAATCAATCACTAAGTGTAATAACTAAAGAAGCAAGTCCTGCGGATTTAAGCTTTTGCTACCTAGACTCTACAAACAAAGTGAATATAAAGGTAAATAATATTAACTTCTGTATCGTGAAACCTGTTAATTATTCTTTTTTGTCAACTGTCACATTGACAGCAGATAAAGATGTAGTAGTTTACAATTTCGAGGGGGAAAAACTAAAAAGCAGTAGTTCTGCAAATGGAACTAAGACTATAGAGTGTTATTGCAACAATCCTATGTTGCTAATTGGTTCATTAACGGATGAAACTGCTACTGTAAGTGATTTGTCGTTCTCAGGATACGTTAAAATTGATTAATTTCATCGACATAAGCAGCCACCAAGCTTCCCTGAACTTGGTAGCTGTGTCGAACTCCATACAGGGCGTTATCGTCAAGGCAACCGAGGGAACCTCCTATGTGAACCCCTATTGCGACAGGCACTACCAGCAGGCGAAGAGCGCTAACCTCCTGCGCGGCTTCTACCACTTCGCTGGCAGCAGCGACCCTCTTGCCGAGGCGACGTTCTTCTACAGAAACGTGATGGGATACATGAAAGACGGTATCCCCGTCCTCGACTGGGAGGGAGTGTACAGAAACGGCAAGCTGGTATTCGAGCAATCCGTTGATTGGGTCAATAAATTCGTAAGGCAGTTCCACAGCCTCACGGGTATCTGGTGCTGGATATACGCGAACCCTTGGCGGTTCAATCAGGGTGGAGTGGAACCGAACTGCGCTAGATGGGTGGCATCGTATCCCGAGGTCGCGCATCCCACGTTCGCTCAGGCGGCCTCGTGGAACTGTCCTAATGCGGACGGCAACGTGGTGGCTTGGCAGTTCTGTAGTGATGGACGGGTGTCTGGATATAACGCAGACCTTGACTGTTCCGTATATTACGGAGACAGGGAAAGTTGGTTGAGATATGCTGGTTCTGACACATTGGCTGGCAGCATCGCTGGGAGCGATGGTGGGAATGATAACTCTGGCGCTACTCCAGTCACGCTAGAGAACGAGACGTACAAGATTACCGTTGAAAGGAAATGAGATGATTAATGTAAGCATCGTGTGCGGTATCCTCATCATCATGGATATCGTGTGCGGGACGGTGGCGGCCATGCGAAACAAGGAGCTGTGCTCGTTCATCGCTCGTGAGGGCATGTACAACAAGTTCGGGGAAGCGATGTTCCTTCTCATCGGCATCATCGCCAACAAGGTTCTGTCCATACCACCGTTCGATACATTGGGCATCTCCCCTAATATCGCATACCTCGTTGCCGCCTATATAGCATGGATGGAGTTCGTGTCCATCCTTGAGAACATCTGCAAAATTAACCATGAGCTTCCGTTTGCAAAAATTCTCATGATGTTCAATATCGATGTTGACAGCAAGGAAAAGGATACTGTAGAATCGGAGACGGCACCAGAGAAGTAAAGGCTCGCCGACTTATCCGATTGCTCACGGTGAAACGTGCGGAGGTCTATAGGAGATTAGCAAGCTCTGTGAACCCCTTGTCTGAATGCCACCCTTCTCGCCCTCCCACTGTCGATGACCTTGGGAGGGCATCCTATTTAAGGAGGAACTATGCCGTATAACAAGCTCGGCAACTTGCAGACCTTGACTCTATCCAACGACGTGCAGTGCGACAACCCCTGCTGCATCCTAACACTCGACTGCACCGTGCAGCTGATGGGCAACATGCACCTGAACGGATACGAGGAGAACACCCCGCTGGCTACTCTACCGACTTCCATGTGGCCCATCGATGAGATTTGCATACCGGTATATCTCGATACCGCCGTCAAGCAGCTAATCATCACGCCCGAAGGCGAGCTTAAACTCAGTGAGGGTGTTGTCGCGGGAATGCTGTATACAAACGGGCTGTCGTTCAACGTATGCGACCGCTACTACAACGCAGATATAGGTAACAACTTCTCGCAGGGAACCTCTCCCCTGCGCTGGGATGGGGAGGCGTACTGATGGGCTACGCATTCAAGGGCACCACGCCGAACCTCAACTTCGCAGTCAACCAGCTCAACAGGAATCAGGGTATCTTGCAGAAACTGGTATCCGCTATCAACGGTATCGTTGACGGTCTCACTCATGGCGCTGGCGGAACTGCCTCGAATGCGAAGGTGGAGCAGGCAGTCAAATGGTGCATCGACAAGGCTTCAAACAATTATATCACGTACAGCCAGACAAATCGAAACCTCAAGAACGTGAACGGCATCAGCTACGATTGTTCATCATTCATCATCACGGGATTCTATGCAGCAGGTATCGATATCAACGCTACCTATACGGGAAATATGCGCGCAGGGTTCACGGCTGCCGGATGGGAATGGATACCGGGCCGCTCATTTGCGGCAAGCCAATTACAACGGGGTGATATCCTACTGAATGAAGCTATACATACTCAAATGTATATCGGTAACAATCAGGACGTGAATTGTGGGTCGACGCCTGCCCGCGTTCAACCGCACGCATCGGATAACTATGGAAGGGGCTGGGATGGCATCCTCCGTTACAAAGGCTGATAAGTTCTGGGATATCAAGAACACGCTTAGCCATAACTGCCTATTCAATTTCATCATCTCGCTCCGTGGTGGCGGCAAAACCTATGGATGCCTCGAATACTCAATCAAGAAACATCTAAAGGAGAAACGCAACGGACGAAACTGGCAATTCGTCTACGTTCGCCGTCAGGAAAATGAGCTCAAGAAATTGACTATCTCACGTGGAGGGCGATTGTTCGCTGCCGTACAAAAGGAGTTCCCGAATCATATACTGAAAGCTGAGTCAAATACGATGTACTGCGATGGTGAGGTATGCGGATACGCCGTACAGTTGTCTGCTGCATTCACACAGAAATCGGACTCCTTCCCTGATGTTCAATTGATTATCTTCGATGAGTTCATCGCTATCAAGCGCTCATCGTATCTAAACGATGAAGTCACTAAGTTCCTTGAGCTGTACGAGACTATCGCACGTCCGGGCACAGACCACCCAATCGTAAAGGTATTCTTCCTTGGAAACGCTGTAACCCAGACCAATCCTTACTTTGAATACTTCCGTTTAGAGCGCCCATATGAAGGACAGTTTAAGAAGTTCGGTGATACTAAAGATATCCTCGTACAAGACGTTAGCGTTCCTGAATTGCAAAAGGATAAACACGCCTCTCGTTTCGGACAACTTATTAACGGCACTGAATATGCAAGTTATGCTATCGACAATGAATGGCTCGAAGACGATACCGACTTCATCAAGAAGAAAACCAAGGACTGCGAATACCGTATGTCTATCAGGTACAACGGTAGTTGGATTGGAATTTGGTACGACCCACTTGATTGGATATACTACATCAGTAACAACGTAGACCTTCAATGCCCAAACAAATTCTCCGCAACCACTGATGACCACAAGCCTAATGTTATGCTTATCAAACATGCTAAACAAATGAATTCATTTAAGCATATCATGGATGCTTATAACAACGGAGCCATCCGTTATGAATCTATCAAACTCAAGTCATGGTTTCGTGAAATCATGCGAATGATGAATTGTAGGTAATCATGGACTACTATTGCTATAACCGTAACTTCAGCCTTTCATTTTGCACACCTAAATGTGAGTTCTACGGACAATGTAGAAACTGGCATCAGAAGCAGATTGATAAACTTAGCCAAGTAGACAAGGGATTGAGTGCAGGTCTTGGGTGCCTACATTCAAAGACTAAATCTCGTAAGCACAAATAAGATTGGTAATGATGATAAGGTATACAGCTCTTGCATGTAAGTGAGAGTTGTATACCTTGCATAGAGGGTATGCGTTGAAGGGGTACCCTCCT